GACAGTTTTGCGTGTGGAACTTTCGTCACGAGTTCTCTCGTCAAATTTTCCAGGTTAATGGCCCTATTCACATTCATCTTCGTATCAATCTTGTTGATAGTCACTGGCTTGTTCCAAATTCCGGGGTACATGTGTTTGTGTAGAAAGCGCAGGACCTGTTCGTGAGGACCCGTGCATGTTATCTGTACCTGACCCTTATCGTAGTGGGTGACGTAGGCCGTGGAATTAGGAGCCTTGAATTCAATCTGAAAAGCCCATCGTTTCACCTTTGGTAAATCAGCAGCTCCCAAGACTGTCTCGCGGTTCTTGAGTTTTCTCACAATAGGGAGTTTGGCGGTCGCTTGGTACCCAGCAAGTTCTTTAACACCAGGAGGCAAAGGCTCTTCAGAAAGATCCTTGAAAGGAAACGGGACCGTAAGGGTCGTCGTAGTCACCAAAGGTTTTGTGAGGGCATAGTCGTACTTGTTAAATTTGTTTACGTACTCGGACTTTCTGGGTCTTCTGGCTAACAGGGCTCGCCCGATGATACCCGCGGCTCTGGCCGTCTGCATTCTACTACATAACGGTATTTAAATCTTGGGCCAGGTCGCAACCAAACACGAACGGTTGAGCGGCCAGTACCTGATCTCGCCACGTACGCGTCTCGACTCTGACCTCGAGTTTGCGCGTGCTGAACGGACCCGCGTAAAAGTCTGGATTGAAACGCGGTCGTCCCAAGTTGTTCTCTTGACAGTGCTGATTGAAACTCGTGACAAACTGTTTCTGGGGACAGAAGAGATCCCGGCCGTACATGACCTTCTCGCTCGCCAGAAAGTGCTGGAGCGTGTTGGTCACCATCGCCACCTGATTCTGGATATCCATAAAGTACTTGGGAATGACGTTCCAGATATCCTGATCCGAATATTTTTCAGAATACTCTAGGTAGGCCCTGACACACTTACACAGAATTGCGCCCATCTCCAAATCAAGCTTATCGTCAAGGTGAGGATCGGCCTCGGCCACCTGACGACCGAAATTCCAAGTGATAAGACGGCGCAAGACGGATCCGGAATTGTCCTTCCAGTGAGGAACCTCGTTACCGGCCAGAATTCCGGGGACGGTCCAGGTTAGACTCACGGCCGTCTTGTTTTTCCGCGCAATGCTCATGTCCTCACCAGAAACCAGCGATTGAAATTCCGACTGCTCGAGGGCCATGTCACCCTTGATCTCAGGGCTAATAAACATGAAACCTTCATGTATACTCTCGAGACCAAACTTTCTTTCAATATTGTTTGAAAGAGTACGGACATCCTGACCTTCATAAAACTTTTTACAAATTTTTGTAATAATTGTAGACTTGCCGGACCGAGCAATACCCTTGAGGAAAGGGATAACCTGCCAAGAGTCCATTTCATTCACGGGGAAACACAAGCGCCCGCAAAAGACGTAGAGCCACCTACAGACATCTTCGGAGAATTCCTGGTAATCCATGACCGATTGCATGTGGGGAGTAGGAATGTCGTACCAGTCTGGGACAGATATCCACGTAGAATCAAACTCTTGATCAAAATACTTGGAAGACACGATAGTAGGATCCAAGTGCTTGAACTCTTCGGATGTGTACGAGTAAAAGCGAGCATCGTAGACGGGCCGTGAATTTTTGACTTCTTTGGTCAAAAACTTTCCCACAAAGAGGCCGTTTCTGAACGACCACACGTTTCGGTTCTTCTTGATTGGCAAAAACTCGAGGTCCCGGCAGTTGGTCAAGTGCCGAATGGTGTCCGTGACGATACTTCCCTTGCTCGTCATGTTTTTCCACATGTCATATTTCTCCTCTTTTTGGGAATACAGGTACACAAAATCCTTGATTTCCATGACTGGCTTCCAAGCCTTGGTAAGATGTCCCTCGTCAGTCGCAATCTGCTTGCAGCAATAGTCTCCGTACCGACGCATTTTTAGCTTGTAGGTTTGATCCAACAAATACAAAAGAAACTTTTGGAAAGGACTTCTCGTGTCCTTCTCGCTGTCAATGTCTTCGTTGGTCATGGTCTGGCACCTGAACAGCTCAGTCTCAATGGCCCCCTTGGCCGGAACACAGGTTGGAGAATTTATGCGTTCATAGGTCCGAACGTATCTGAACAGCATTTCGTAAGTGTCATCGACCGTCTCGATAAGCCGAGTGATCCTCTGACCCATCGTGAACTCGTTTCCGGTTATGTCTTTGCTGGGCTCTTCACGGATCTTGAGTTGACCCGCATGATGATACATATCAGAACAAATGGAAACGAAGCGTCTGCGCTGCTCGGACAAAGTATCCGGATTTACATTTCTAATATTTCCATCTTCGTATCCAAAAATACGAAAACCATTTTGCCAGGGAATGTACTTGTCCCCCTTTTCGTTGAGGCACATATGATCCTCGAGGTCTGTTACAAAATTGTTGAGATCCTCGGCGTTCATATTCATTACATCCGAATGGTGGAGCTCCATCCGGATCTCGTGATTTTTTTCAGGAGTTGTGCGATCGATGGTATGAACACTCTCCATTTGTAAGAAAGGTCAAGATATTTTTAAGCAGGGATGTCCTCCTCGGCAACAGGTGGCGCGGGCTTGGCCTTGGTCAGGGCACTCAGAATCTTAATAAGAATTTTGTTCTGCATTTCCAGGGCAGTCTTGACCCCCGCCATGGCGCTCGCAACGGTCTCTCCGTCCTCGGTCGTGAACCAGGAACCCATGGCGTCCAGGAGATCAGTCTCGCCAAACTCATCACCCTCCTCGAACTCATCAAGCTCCTCTTCCTCCTCCTCTTCTGGGGGTGGCGGCAGGGGCATCTTCTTTACTGGAGGCTTTGGACGCTGGGACATTTATTAGTACTAAGGAATTTACATTCTTTAATTTACCGCACGGTTGTTTCTAATGATCGAGTTGACGACATTTTTGTTGGCGTTGGCCGCTCTGACCCGTAAGTTTTGCAGGTTCTTCATGGCTCTATTCACTGCGTTCAGAGCCGTCTGGACGCTAGCAGCATTAGCCTTGTTAGGTAAAACAGTGGCATTGGCAGCGGCCTTCACAGCCTTGTTCTGGTTGTTCATCACATTTTTTGCCGCATTGATGACTCTGTTGTTAGCGGCCTTGGCGGCGTTCACCTTGTTCGCAGAAACCACTCCAGACGGTATATTGCTCAGGACTTTGTTGGCGGCCATGGCCTGATTTGCCGCGACGGCGGGTGCAGACATTTCTTGTATTATTAAGATATTTTTTTCCCAGGGCGCGCTTTGGCTCCAAATTTTTTTCTTGGCATATACCAAAATGGCCGGAGGACTTATGCAGCTCGTAGCTTATGGCGCCCAGGATGTGTATCTGACGGGTCAGCCCAAGGTGACTTTCTTTCAGGCGGTCTACAAGCGCCACACCAACTTTGCGATGGAGAACATCCAGCAGACTGTCAACGGTACCACGACCAACTCTGGCCGCGTGTCTGTTACTATTGCTCGCAACGGTGACCTGGTGGGCAATATGTACGTGAGCCTTCTTCCAGTAACCGCCAACACCACATCTAACAACAACGTTTTCGACACGTGCTGGATCGCCGAGCGCGCCCTGGCTGATATCGAGATGACCATCGGTGGTCAGCGCATCGACAAGCACTACCAGACCTGGTGGCGCCTGTATGCCGAGGTTTTCCTCAACGAGTCCGACAAGTACGCATGGGGTAAGATGGTCTCGACCGGCGCTGGCATCAACAACGTCCTTCCAACAGGCTCCTCCGGTATTAACGGTAACCAGCCCCGTGTCTACCTCCCCCTTCTTTTCTTCTTCAACCGCAACCCAGGTCTGTATCTCCCCCTGATTGCCCTCCAGTACCACGAGGTTCGCCTGGACTTTGACCTGACTTCCTACTACAGCTCCTACTTCAGCACAGACTTCCAGGTCTGGGCCAACTATGTGTACCTGGACACTGAGGAGCGCCGCCGCTTCGCCCAGAAGGGCCACGAGTACCTGATCGAGCAGGTCCAGCACACCGGCGGTGACTCCACGACTGCCGGTTACGACACATTCCAGCTCATCCGTCTGTCTTTCAACCACCCAGTCAAGGAGTTCGTCTGGTGCTACGTTAACCCCAACGCAACCACCACGGCCAACCTGAATGCTCTGTGGAACTTCTCGACTGGCACGAATAACGTGCAGGTGACTGTGAACACAGCCGTTTTTGTCAACTCAAACAACTACCTCCTCCCTCACCTGATGGGTGTTCCTCACCTGTACTTCAACAGCAGCAGCGCTAATGGCTATGGAATGGCTCCAGGAGGAGGTGCACAAGCAACTGCAGGTATTCCAAATGTAAACAACGCATACGGCCCCGTTGGCTCAAATACCTACACCTGGATCGAGGAGGGTTACCCCTCCTCATATGTGGCTGCTCAGGTCGGAGTATACGAGTACGAGGTCGGCCCGCTCAACCAGTTTAAGATTATCCTCAACGGTCAGGATCGCTTCAAGGAGCAGCTCGGCAAGTACTTCAATCAGTACCAGCCATTCGTGTACCACTCCGGTACTCCTTACCCAGGCATCTACGTGTACTCCTTCGCTCTCCAGCCAGAGGAGCACCAGCCAACCGGTACCTGCAACTTCTCGCGTATCGATAACGCCCAGGTCGCCGTGTCTATTAAGCAGGGTGGCATCTCCGGCGCTGCTCCTCAGCAGAAGCTGTTTGCGGTGAACTACAACATCCTGCGAATTCAGTCGGGAATGGGCGGTCTCGCTTTTAGTAACTGATCCTCCCATATATTTTATTGTGGTAGGAATACAACTTTTATAAAAAATCAATTGGGCTTCGGCCCTCAAGAACGTCCAAGGTTCTTGAGGTCTAAAGAAATGCACTAACTGCACAAGGGCTCCACAGCCTTTAAAAGAATTTATAAATTCTCAAGAAAAAGAGTGTTCTACGCGTGCAAAGTGTCGCACAAAGGGTAAAAAGTTTGATCAAAAACCAGAACGCCGTCAATATCACAATGATCTCCAGAAGGAGAAGGAATGGCGAGCAAAGCAACTCGAGGAGCGCCCCGAAGAGTTCAGGAACCATAACAACAAAATTCACAGAGCGTGGAAATCTGAAAATGCCGAGCACATGCGTCACTGGTACAGGACGCATGTGAATCCCAGATTAGACGCCATTAAGCGCTCCGCCACAACTCGAGGAATAGAATGGAACCTCTCAGACGAGGAAGCCAAGGTGATGATGACAAGTCCATGCGTATACTGCAAGCACATAGACCTGGATGTCCGAGTGAATGGAATAGACCGCTTAGATTCAGGCAAAAGTTACTGTACGGAGAATTGTCGTCCGTGCTGTAAGAATTGCAACTATATGAAGGGTACTTTTGACCCCAAGACTTTTATTGAACACGCCAGGAAGATTGCCGAGTGTGCCGAGTTGTTTCCAGGCGGTGACCACAAGAAAAATCTTCGTAAAAATAAAGATGACACCCCTGCTCATTCTGCTGATTGTGCTGGCTCTCGTGCTCCTCTACAAGAATGTCAGCCCGTATAATAACGAGTTGTCCCCCCACGATATGTATGCATGGGCCCCAGGGGTTCCGCGGCCAATCCCAGTCGACCCTCCAACCCCCGGACTCGACTGGCGCCTCCACCCTTCTATACGTTTCCTTGGGACGGCATAAAGCCAAACTCGCGATACATTCCTGAATATTGGAGGAAAGGATGGGCCAGCACTCCAAACAATACCATACTGCTCATAAATGCAGTTATTTCTTCACCCGTAGTTCCGCCGCGATTCCGAGTTACTATGTAAGCCGGAATGGCGCTCCCGAGACCTATTATAATCCCTTCCGCGATGAAATGAAGTGTGCTGACGGGGGGAGAGTCCTTCGCACAGACTGCGAAACACCCTATGATAAATAACGTCAAGAATGCAAAAGGATAAAGAATTTTCTTGGAAAGAATACTATCCTGAACCTTTTTAAACTTTTTTGAAGCCGTGGTGGATGTTGCAGAGAGTTCGTTGAATCCCGCGAGTTCGAAAAAAAATTG